GTTTGGTCTTGGTGGTCTACCAAGTGACACTTCTGCTGGATTTCCTATCAACAAGTCCAAGAAAGATTGTCTCGTTCGCGATCCCATGGATGAAGCGTTGGTTTTAGTACCACGTGAATTCAATGATAAGTACGCGATTCAAGATGAGATTGATCGGACAATTGCTTGTTGGAGTGAAGGAAAACGCTCTGAGTCTATCTACAAAGCTAGTAGCAAAGTTAACGAATTATTACCAAATAAGAAAGCACTTGAAAAGGTGCGGAAATTTTATGGTAGTGGTTTCGCCAATTTTGTTGCTTCTCGTAGAGCATTGGCAGGTGTGCCACGCTTTATGAGACGCTTTTGGAGAGAGACTGAGTGTCTCGTCGGAATTAACCCTATGTCGAAAGAATGGGGTGATTTCTACGACTATCTAACCGAGTATAGCACCACTAATATGATTGCTGGTGATTTCTCGGGTTTCGACACTCGTATGGCGGCTCAAATTACAGGAGCTGCCGCGAACATCATGGTTTCTTGGTATGAAGAAGTCGGATGCACTGAAGAAGAGCTGATGCTTGTTCGAGGTGCTTTATCTGACATTATTCATCCTAACATTTTGTTCGAGGGAGATTTGTATCGTTTTGCAAATGGTAACCCATCGGGAAATCTGATTACTGTACAACTGAACAGTATCTGCAATTCCTTGATGATGCGCTATGTGTATTATGCTATGATGCCCAAGATTAGGGAACCATTCTCGCAGAATGTTCGTCTCGGTACCTACGGAGATGATAATGCTATGTCTGTAAGGCACCACTGCAAATGGTATACCCACACCACATGCCAGGCTGAATTTGAAAAGCTTGACATCGGCTATACCATGGCCGAAAAGACCGCCGAATCAGTTCACTACATTCCTATTAGTGAAATTTCTTTCTTGAAGCGGAAGTTTGTTCGTCATGAGCAACTCAAGAAGATTGTGGCACCGATTGAGGAGGACTCGATTTTGAAAAGGTTTTATTTTGTAAAGAAACCTTCAGAGACCCCCTTATGCTTCGAGGAGCAATTCGGTGCTTATACTGATGGAGCATTTCGGGATGCTTATTTGCATGGCCGTGATTATTACGACTCTTTTGTCGGAAAGATCAAGGCTGTTGCGGATTTGAATCCTGGACTCAAAGTCCGTATCTCATTCATCCCTTATGATGAGATGACCCTTATCCTTGCCCCGGCTTACGCTGAAGATTACGTGAATGACAACACGAAACTTTATGCTGAAAGCTGTGGACTTGGTGAGGAGGACATTGGCTGGAGACAGTCATCTTAAGGCGCATGGGAGTGAGTCTCCCAATTCAGGTATTTCTTATCTTGCATCCCTGTGAGCTACGGCGAACAAGATAGCTTAGTGTATTGATTAC